AACATCGAGGTGATCCGCTTCGGACTCCGTTACATCCTGGCCCCTGGCTCGGTGAACCCTGACGCCGGTGGAGCGGTCTACAAGTGCTACCGCGAGGACACCGGGGAGATCGTTGACCTGCCGCACGTCGGCGACCTGCCCGTGCTGCCTCGGGCCTGGTTCGACGCCTTCTGCGCGTCCGTCAGCGCGATCTACTCAAGCCCTGCCTCTGGTACCACTTCCGGTACCACCCCCACCAGCGGTGACATGTCCGACGTGCTCACCGCAGGCTCCCCCTGCCAGGCGATGCTCACCGCGCTGTCCAAGGGCCTCGCCGACCTGGCGACAGCCGGTAGCCGTCACGACTCCGCCACGCGCAGCGTGTTCGCCCTCGTCCGTCTCGGCGAGCAGGGCCACAGCGGTGCGCTTCGTGCGATCAGCGAGTTCCGCTCCTCGGTCATCGCTGCGTTCGGCGACTCTCGAACCACTGCCGAGGGCCTTGAGGAGTTCCGTCGGATGGTGGACGGCGCGGTGGCAAAGGTCCGTGCGAACCCGACCGACCTGCTCGACAAGAACTGCTGCGGAACCCCCGCCCTGCCGCAGGACTGGACGGACCCGCTGCCGATGACGGCCGGGTGCGCCATCCCGTTCCCGGTGGACGCCCTGCCGAAGGAGATGGCCGCTGCCGTCGATGAGGTCTCCCGCGCCGTCCTCGTGGACCCCGCCATCCCAGCGGTGGCCTTCCTCGGCGTGCTGTCCGGTCTCGTCGGTGCTCAGACGACCGTCGTCATCCACGACGCCTGGAGCGAACCGGCGAACCTGTACCTGGCTGTCGTCGCCGAGACCGGAGCTGGCAAGACTCCCGGCACCAAGCCCGCGTGGGAGGTGCTCAACTCGATCCAGGACTTCGAGGTCAAGATGGCCGACCAGGAGAAGTCCCAGGCCAACGCGCTTCTCCCGATCGTCAAGACGTCACTCAAGAACCTCCAGAAAGACGTCAACCAGAACGCCAACGGGCAGCCCACAGCAGCTCAGCGGAGCGCACTCATCAGCCTCACGGACCAGGTTCGTGACCTGACCGACAAGGCTCGCCGCGACCGCCGCTTGAGGGCTGACGACGTGACGCCCGAGCAAATGGCGGTGATGATGTCGCAGAACAACGAGCGGCTGATCCTCGTGTCCGACGAGGGCTCGGTGTTCCACCACATGCTCGGGATGTACTCCTCGAACCCCAACGTGGACCTGTTCCTCAAGTCGTGGGACAGGACCGAGTACTCCACGAACCGCAAGGGCGGGGGCGGGAGTGAGAAGACCGACATCATCCTCGGCAGGCCCACGCTGACCGTTGCTGCGTTCGTCCAGCCGACGACCATCGCACGGTTCGCCGAGAAGCGTCACGAGTACCTGAGCGAGCGCGGTGTCCTCGGGCGTGTGCTCTTCGCGTGGCCTCAGGACCGCACCGGGACGCGGATCATGTCCAGCAAGAACCCGGGCGCCTACCACCACGTCGGCATCTGGGGCGAGGAGGTCCGCCGCCGGTACTTCGACGGTCCGCAGACCCTCGTCATGTCCAACGAGGCGCGGGACACGTTCATCCAGTGGCACAACGAGATCGAGCGGGGTCTGACCCTCCCCCAGGTCTACGGCGACGTGAGGTCGTTCGCCATCAAGTACCGCGCCTCGGTCGCCAGGATCGCCGGTCTGTTCGCCAGGATGGACGGCAACGCCCTGGTGGAGGACACCCACGTCCAGCGCGCGATTCGCCTCGGGGAGTACTTCATCGCCCACGCGCAGGCCGTCGTGGAGTCCTGGGTGGTGACCGAGATCGGCAAGGCGCGGAAGTTGCTCGGTCGGCTGAAGCCCGGGGAGTTCGTGTCCGTCCGGGACGCCGGTAGGGCGTCGCGGCTCAACGCGAAGGACATCGTGGCAGCCCTGGAGGTGCTGGACATGCACGGCTACGTCAGGCCCAGCGACCCCGAGGTGGGCTACGGAACTCCGGGGCGCTCGGTTGGCAAGGCGTCGCCGATCTTCGAGGTCAACCCCCGCTGGGCTGGCTGAGCGGTGCCCGGGGTGGGTGTGTAGTCACCGTAGTCACCTGTAGACACCTCTTCAGAAACTTTTTACGCGCTTAGAAAGTTCTGAAACAGGGGTCTACAGGTGACTACGGACTACGCCAGGCCCCGGCGTACCGTGGCAACCCGGACAACTCGGACAACCCGGGCACCCTCCGTCCTGTGGAGGGCGCTAGCAAACCCCAACAAACTTAGCTATTCGACCTCCGCGCACGGGGTGCTACAAACCTCCACGGCTGCTACAATCCGAACCATGTTCCCCTCCACCACGTTCACCGCGACGCGCCCCTCGACCCTTGCCACGACACTCGACGACAAGGGCGGGCTGTTCCCGTACATGACGGCGACGACGCTCCAGCAGATCGCCTCCAACCGCGTCCTGAGCGACAGGTTCGCCATGACCGACGCCAGCGATTGGCGGAACTACAAGACGCTCTACGAGGACGCCCAGCGTCACCGGGGGAGTCCTGAGGCCGACCACGGGTCGCTCATCCACTCAGCCGTGGAAAAGCTCGTGACCGGCGCCGATCTCACCAACGTCCCCGAGAAGCTGCTCGACGACGCCCGAGCGGTGGTCAGCGCACTCGCCGCATCGGGCCTCACACCTGTCGAGTCCGAGCAGCACGTCGTCACCGCAGGTCTTCCCGAGTTCACCGCCGGAACCCTCGACATGCTCGTCGGTGGTGGGGGTGACCTGTACGTCGCGGACGTGAAGTCCGTCAAGGAACTCGGCTCCCTCCGCTTCAAGTCGCTGTCCTGGGCCATCCAGTTGGCGATCTACGCCCGTGGCTTCCGCTACACCGGCAAGGGCTTCGGTCGTGACCGTTGGGGCCGTCCCTACGTCGATCCCGCCAGGATCGACACGAAGCCCACCGGCATCCACCCCTCGCGGGGGTTCGTCGTCGAGGTCGTCCGTGACGGGGCGATGGCCGTGGTTCACGAGCTCGACCTCGACATCGGCTGGGAGGCAGCGGAGTTCGCGTGCCGACTGCGAGAGCTCCGCCGCACCAGCGCAGCGGTCCACCGAGTTCCTGCGGAGGTCTCCGATGCCCGCTGACGACACCACCGGGCGCCCGCCCCGCAAGCCGTGCCCTCTCGGTCACGACAAGCCAGGGGCTTACGGTGCGTGCCTGATCTGTGCTCGCGCCAAGGCCCGTGCCAACACCGCCCTCATCTCGGCAGCCGCAGAAGCGAAGCTGATCACGTTCCGTGAGTTCACGAGCGTCTACAAACGGAAGACCCCAACGGTGGTGAAAGAACTCGTAGCGTTGGGACTCGATCCCCGCGACGTCCTGAGGGAGCAGCTCTCCGACGAGGACCAGCAGATCATCCTCGACTGCGGAGGGCTCCTGGCCGACGTGCTGCGCGGCACGTCCTAGCCCTTGCGCCACGGCGACGTCCTGCTACCGTTTGTGACACCCGACGGGCCTCCCCGTCCCGTCGTTGACCCGCGACCACGGCGCCCCTCCCCGACAGCCGTGATCGCCTCCCCAGACCCCCTTCGGCGCTGCGTCCTCCTCCCCGGCGCCGGAGGGGGTCTCCCATGTCCAGCACACCCCGCAGAGCCCTGCGACCCCTGCCACAGCCACAGTGCCCACAGGACACGCGGCCGGGCCTCTCTGACGGGCTTTCAGCCGCTCCAGGTGTCTCAGGCTGCCCCCGTACCTCCGACCCCGCCAGAGGGCTCTAAACGCACCGGCGCATTAGCTTGCCCACCGGCGCAGCCGGCGCATACACTGGACCCATGTCCAACTCCACCACGCAAGCCATCCGAACGGGCGGTGAGCACGACATCTTGATCGCCGAGATGCTTGCTGCCGACCCGGGTCTCTTCCTCGCCAAGGTCTCAAGCCGGATCATCTCCGACGGCACGACCGGCTGTACCCGATGGACGGGAGGCCGTAACGGTTCCGGCGCTCCTGCCGTCAACCTCGGTCGCCTGAAGACGCAGGTCCGTCGCGTCCTCTTCGTCGCTCGTGGCATCCACCCCGGGAACGCACGCATCTACACGATCTGCGGCAACCCGGACTGTGTGACCCTGGCCCACCTCCGAGCGGAGCTCCGCGCATGAACGTCTACCGTGGGCAAGGCTTCGCCACCGCTGGGATGGTGCTCGGGATCGTCGCCTGGGCGCTGTCCACCGTTCTCCTGATCTTCCTTCCCGTCAGCGTCATTCTCGGTCTGATCGGTCTTCCGCTGTCGATCGTCGGGATGGTTCAGCTCGTCAAGCAGAACGCCCCGCACGCCAACGCGGTGGCCGGTATCCTCCTGAACGCCGGTGGACTCGTTCTGGCCGTGCTGTTCGTGACCGCAGCGATTGCCGAGGTGGCGAAGTGACCGAGAACGACCTCCCTGATCTGATGAACGGACCGATCAGTCTCCTCGAAGCCGTCGATCAGTTCCAGATGTTCCGCACGGCGATCCTCAGCGGTGGCAAGGTGACCGACCTCGCACAGGACACCATGAACAAAGCAGCGAAGCTGATCGTGGACATCTCGGCAGACGCCCCGATGACGGCCTGTAACGCCTGCCGTCTGATCCGGTCTGCTGCTCGTGCCAGCGTGGTGCTCACCGAGTTCGCCTACGCGCTGTACGACAACGCCGAGGACAAGGTGATGTTCGAGCGTGGCGTCGGTGAACTCAACACCGAGATCGTCCTCGCCATCGTGGACCTCGTGCTCGCTCACGAGAACGGGAACGTGCTCAACCACGACACCAAGGAGCCCACCAGTGACTGACCCGTCGAACACCGAGACCTCGATCGAGCAGCGACTCTGGATCATCGCTGAGCTCTCCAACCACCTCTACCTGGCGCTGGAGCGGTTGGCCGGGGTTCTCACCGACGCTCCTCCGATGGCCGACCTCATGCGGGGGCACGCCCTGAACGCCAAGATGATCTCGTCGTTGGCGGGGTTCCCGCTGCCTTCTCAGGAGAAGTGACCGATGCCCGGACCGCTCGTGAAGTGTCTGCTCTGTGAGGACGTCATCCAGTCCCAGTACCGTCACGATTTCGTGACCTGTAAGTGCGGGAACCTCAGCGTCGATGGTGGCGTGAGTTACCTGCGGATCGTCACCAACCGCTACACCAGCGTCGAGGTTCTGCCCGAGGAGGTCCAGTGACGACCAGACGCGATCTGCTCGACCTCGCAGCCGATGCCGTGATCGGTGACCGCGAGGACTCCTATGGCGGACCCGAGGATTCCTTCCACCTGATCTCTCGCTACTGGTCGGCACACCTGGGGACGATCGTCTCGGCAACGGATGTCGCGGTCATGATGGCGTTGTTGAAAATCGCTCGCCTCAAGGGGAACCCGCTTCACACCGACTCATGGATCGATCTCGCTGGCTACGCCGCCTGTGGCGCGGAGGTGGCAACGCGATGACAAGCCCTGTGTTCGTCTGCGACACGTCGGAGGGCTGGGAGTATGACGCCGCCGAGTTGCTGGGTGTTCTCGCCATGCGAGCAGGTGCTGGAAGCGTGACCACCAGTTACGGGAACGACTGGAGCCTGCTCACGATGTACCTCGACACCCGGATCGGGATGCTCAAGGTGTGGCAGACCCCGAAGGGTCGCTGGAAGGTTCACGGTTCTGCGCTGGGTTGGCAGATCACCCTCCGCGCTGAGGACGCTCAGGACTTGCCGCTGGAGCAGATCATCTCGGTCATGGCTCGCATCCTAGACACCAGGAGTGTTCTGTGATCGACAACCTCTGGACGATCCTCCAAGCGACTGGCCTTGTCCTCGGCATCCTGATCGTGGTGTTCATGGCGCTCATCGCCTTGGTCTCGATCGTCGTCATCGTTCGAGAGTGGCCTGAGCGGTGAACTCCTCGGACCGCAAGCTGATGATGATCGCCTCGCTCGTTGCGGAGTGGGAGGCCGCCGATGAGGGTCACGCCGAGTTCATCTTCACGAACCTGTCTGGTGGGGTCGAGGCTGCCTACGTTCACGGAGCCGCGGTAACCCGCACTGAAACGCTGAAGTGGCTTCTCACTGTGCCTTTAGGCTGCTCTGAAACGCACAGTGACCCGCAACCGACAGAGGATGACAGCGATGCTGCTTTCTGACCGTGACCTCGTGAACGCCCAAGCGGAGGGAGAGTTCGACATCGATCCCACTACCTTCGCTTTCGTCCAGCCAGCCTCGTGGGAAGTCCGTCTCGGGCACGACATCCTGATCCAGCCGGAGGACGGTGTGGTCGATCCCCAAGACCCGCCGGAGTTCGTGCCGCTGCGGATCGAGGGTGCGTACATGATCCACCCCGGGGAGTTCCTTCTCGCCTCGACCCTGGAGACCATCAGTCTGGGACCGACGCTGGCGGCGAGACTCGAAGGCAAGTCAACGCTGGGACGTCTCGGGTTGCTGACACACGCCACCGCTGGATTTATCGATCCGGGGTATCGGGGCACGGTGACCCTGGAACTCAGCAACGTCTCGGCCAATCCGATCCTGCTCCGCCCCGAGATGCGCATCGGACAGTTGGCTGTGTTTCGGATGTCCTCAGCGGTGGGTCGTCCCTACGGCACGCCAAGCCTCGGTTCGCACTACCAGGGGCAGAACGGACCCAAGTCAGCAGCTCCGCTACCGCACGATCCGAGCCGTCCGTAGCGAACTCCCCGGAAGCCGAGCGTTACGGTTCGGGACCGTGATGATCCCGGGCTGGACCTCGCGGAGTTCCGTCAGAGCCTGAACCATCGCATCGACCTGATCGTCGTGAGCACCGTAGGGGAAGTCGCGGACCTCGGAGATCAGATCGAGAACCCACTCGTTGCCTGGATCGCTCGGGTGCGGGAACCGGACATGACCTGACTCGAACTCAGGTGTCACGGACCGCGCCCGAGCCTCCTTGCTCGTCTTGGGCAGGATCGGCTTCACCCCGGAGATGTGGTCCTTGATCACGTCGATGATCGCCGAACCGTTCGCAGCCTTCTCGATCAGCCTCTGGTGGACGTAGGCACCGTAGGGCGACTCGTGGGAACTGAATCGCTCCATGTGCTCCAGCGTGGTCGTGAAGGCCCACCGCCCTCGGGTCTGCCCAACGAGGTAGCGCGTCGGCCCTGTCTTCACCCACCGCTGACCCACGACGAACGAGTTGCTGGAGGACGTGCCTCCGAACGAGGCATCCCACGAGTCCAGCCACTGCCCTCCGATCAGCGTCTTCGGATCGACGTACACGACACGACCGTCCGAGGTCTCCTTGCTGGGATCGAGGGTCCAGAACCGCAGCCAGTCCACGTCGATCACCGCGCCACGCTGAGCGGCGGGTCGCTGCTGGTAGAGGGCATTCCAGACGTAGGTACCGACAGACCGCTTCACGATGTCCAGCCGCTCGATCGCCATCGCCGGCGTTTCCTCGAAGATCAACGGGGACAGCAACGGTTCGCCGATCTCACGACCGAGGTGGTCATCGGGACCGTCGGCAATGGCTGGGAGCCTGATCTCCTCCCACAGCGACGGGTCTCCCTCGTGGTCAGGTGACGTCAGCCGACCGATCAGGTCGTCCTTGTGCCAGCGGGTCTGGACCACCACAACGAGGTGCGGGGGTTCGAGTCGCGTCTGCGAGACCGACAACCACCAGTTCCACACACGCTCTCGCAACGTCGGGGAGTGCGCGTCAACGTGGTCCTTGTGGGGATCGTCGATCAACAGCACACGACAGCCACGACCTGTGAGGCTTCCGCCGACGCTGGTGGCGTACACACCTCCGCCGCGAGTGGTGCTCCACGAACCGACGGCACCGGCGTCCTTCTCGATCGAGATGCCGAGGCCAGGGTTGTGCTCGATCGTCCTCCGCACGGTCTTCGCCCAGTTGGTCGTGAGCGACGGGTCGAACGACACCTGGATGACCGACCACTCCGGGTGCCTGCGCAGCATCCAGAGAACCGAGTAGATCGAGACCAGCGTGGTCTTCCCGGATCGTGGCGGCATGGACACCGCGAGGTACCGGGACTGCCCGTTCTCCACGTCTCGAACGGCTTGAGCGATCCTGCCGGACAGGAACTCCAGGTGATCCCTGCTGCGGAGGCGTGGGTCGATCTCCAGGGCCTGCGACAGCGGATCGAGGGGTACCCCGATGCCGTGCTTCATCCTGTAGCGGTGCGTCAGGTCGTCCAGGCGACGCTGAATCAGACGGGCTTCCTCACGGGAGGAGCACGTCTTCAGTAGCCGCTGAACCTTGGCAATCGCAGCAGCAAGCGCCTCGTCAGTGGGTTCATCCATCGACCACAACGCCCTCGATGACCTGCGGCGGCTTCGTGTCCGGGTTGACAAGAGCCTCCAGTTCCCGCAGCGCCTCCTCCATCTCGTTGGAGACGGTCACCGCCAGTGCGGTCAGCACAGGAGCGTTCAGGCCGTTGATGGCGGCACGGTGCTTCGAGAGCTTCAGGAACGTCTCCACCGCGCGGAGGTCTCCGGCAGTGACCTGTGCCCAGATGGATCGCTGAGCAACGTCCAGTCGAGCGTTCTCCAGGTACCGCTGCTTCTCGACGGTGAGGTCGTAGGACTTTTCGAGAGTGCGGTAGATGGTTGTCACGACGGTGTGCCGAGACATGCCGAGTTCTGCGGCGATCTCGTCGTGGGTGTAGCCCTCGATCGCCATCGTCAGCATCTTGACCTTGGCGGCCTTGCGGTTGGCCTTGTGCTTCATCACCCGCGTCTTAGCGGTGTCGAACGCACGCACCGCGACCTCGACTTCATCTTCGTCGGTGAACCTCCCGTCGCTCATACGAGGATGCCCTCCTTCGCCATCGTCTCCCTGAACTCCTCAACGATTTCGCTGTACACCTCGTACTCTGCCTGGGTTCGGAACTCCAGGTAGAGGTCAGGGTACTTCTCCGCGAACAGGGCGATCAGTCGCTTTGGAGCGCGACGGGCGAACGCGCCACATGCTTTGCACTCGTTGGATCGGTTTCCGATCATGGCGCGGCCTGTTCGACCCCGGGCACGGCAGTACGGGCACGAGATGTACGGACCCTCACGCACTGGATACCCCATGAGCTCAGAGCTCCTTACGTTGGCGGGACAAAGGGTCAGGCCGTGACGGAGAAGGACACCCCGTCGAGCGAGATGTACTCCGAGATGATTGTGGAGTACGGGACCACTGTGCCGTCGGTGTCCACCGTGATCCGCACCGCGTAGTCGGTGATGGTGAACGTGTGGTTGTGGGCCGTACCTGCCGACGCGGCTCCTGTCGTCCAGGTCGAACTCCTCGCGGTGGTTCCGTGGTGAATGAGACGCGCAGGAGGGCGGTAACCGGCAGGAAGCGTGAAGGCCGAGGAGCCGACCGTTCCTGACTTGATCAGACCCCGCAGGGTCACCACATCACCGATCTTGCGGTACTGAGCCGTCTGGAAGACGGAGCCGTAGTTGATCCAGCCGTTGCTGAACCCGGTCACCGATGTCCACGGGACAGCAGCAACCGTCCCGATCCCGTTGGTCGTTCCCAGGACGACGACACGCTTCCCGATCCGCTGGACCCAGACACGGCTGCCGACGTGGAGCACAGCAGCGGTGACCAAGGAGTCAGGGGCGAACGCCAGCGCGGAGGTGTCGCCGTCCAGACGGATCGCCAGAGGTGCTGTCGCTGTGACAGTTGCCCAGTAGAACGCGACGTCCTGAGCCTCCGCAGGTGCGACCGTGGGAACCAGCGTCCCGAAGTCCAACGCGGGGATCGCCATCAGCGAAGCACCTCCTGGAGGGTGGTCGTACAGATGTCGAGCGGGTCGATGGGGATAGTTGTCTTCACAACTGTAGCAAGCGTGTCGATCCCCGCATCAGGGTCGCTGAACTGGACGACCGAGTTGATCGTGAGGTCCGGGATGAACAGGTGCTTCACCTCGAACGTTCCCGCCACGGAGGTCAGCGACGTCAGCAACCGAGAGGCGTGAGCGTTGAGGTCTGTTTGGCTTGTGGCCTCCACGCCGGAGCGGAACTCGGTGATCCACCGCTTGCGGTTGGGGAAGGAGTACGGGGACTTGGGATCGGTGTTCGTCGCCACCGCTGAGAGGGCCGGGGTGTCGCCGGAACCTTGGCCGACGACCACGACGCGGTTGGGAATCGTGTAGATGTCCTTGTCCTGGGTCCAGCCAGGTGTGAGGACGGACGTGCTCCCGGCAACGAACGGCTTCAGCGTCTTGTACAGGACGTCGCGGTCCTTCGGCGCCTTGTACGGCGTGGCCCGGTAATCGCCGGCATTGTCGCACCACAGCGAGAAGTAGTTGGCTGTGTCGAGGAGGTCGTTGATGATCTTGAGCCTCGTCACACCTGCCTCCCACATCATCGGTGCCGCCAACACCTTCGAGCTGCTACCGATCGCTGCTGCCGACTCACCTGCTTCCGTGATGATCGCACGAACAGCGGAGAGGATGTTGGTGCCCTTCGGCAACGAGTACGACTGCCCCGCACGGTTACCACTGCCGATGACGTCGGAGTCCAGGATGGACAACTTGTCGATCAGCTCGATGTCCCACTGGCTGCCGTGCTCGTCCCAGACCTCCTTCGGAGCGGAGGGGATGTAGATGCCGAGTTCCGCGTAGGTGATCTGGTTGTCCCGTTCAGCGTTCGGGTTCCTCATGCTGACCGTCACCTTCACGCGGACGTTGAGCCAGTCCACGTCGTTACCGGCAAGGTGACGGATCGGGATCGTCCCGCCGGACTTGACCGCCGCGAAGGTGTCCCACGACAACTTCCCCGCTGGGAGGAGTACGCCAGGAACCGGGCCGATGTAGTTCTCGTCGTTGTCGAGCAGATCGACCGTGAACGAGGTGACCCGGCTCATCTTGATGTACGACGTCTGAGCGAGCTGGAACTGCTCGAACGTCGAGGTGACTCCCTCAGGGAGCGGGATTCCGACCACGGTTCCTCAGTCCCTTCGTCACGGGCCAACCGGCGGAGGTGCCGGTGACGGCTGCTCGGTCTCCAGAGGTCCGACGGTGATGCGGGGTTCGGTGACGTCGATCTGCTCGACCTCGAACGAGATGTCCGACCAGCCCAGGATCGAACCGTCACTGACCGTGAGATCGCTCATGATCCCGAAGACGCGACGACCTGTGAAGTCTCTGAAGCAGACCAGCTCGGACTCCCAGGACGCACGCTCCCAGTCATCGCGGGGGCTGTCGAAGCCACACGGCAGCGCGTAGGGCGAAGGCGTCGGACAGATGAACGGATCACGGATCGTCCCCTTCACCCGCACGATGCGCGACACGAGGTGACCGAGCAGCGCGATGGGGAGCTTCCGTCCGAGGATCGCCTGCGACTCCCGAGCACGTCCGGTGACGGAGGAGATGTCGATGTCGCCACGCATCCGCAGGACGGTCGCGTAGTCAGGTCCGTAGGACAGGTACACCCAGGGACCACTCGGAGCGGCGTGACCGACCTGCTGCCCGTGAACCATCTGAACGAACGTCGGAGGTCCGGTCGTGTACGTCGGAAGTGTCGAGACGGACAGGATGCTGTACTCGTTGACGCCGTGGGTCGTCGGGAGCACGTCGATCACGTTCGTCGGCAACGGCACGAGGTCAACGAGCAGAGACCATTCCTCCTCGTTCACACGACGGTAGACCGACGCAGCGACAGCCGGGATGCTGGTTCCCGGAATCCCGGCGGCGGCCTCGATCTGGAGCACCACAGTCCCGGAGCACTCGTCGAAGGTCGCCACGACGGTAGCCGGTGCCGGAGGAAGCGCGACGAACGTGGTCTCCGCCGAGACCCACGCCGACCACTGGAGGTCTTGGAACTGGGCTCGCGCCTCGATCTTGAAGACCTGGCCGTCGTTGGGCTTGTAGGCGAACGTCGTCCCTGTCGGGATTCCTTCGAGGACGGGCTCAGGCTCCTGCTGAGGGCTCGGTTCGGTGACCGGACGCGGGACGGTCTGCGTCTCCAGCAGAAGACCTGTGGTCACGTCGGTGAGCCGGACCTCGAACCGAACAGCCGACAACCCCTCCGCCTGGTCCCAGGTCCAACCAACCGACAGCGGTGGCAGGTTGGTCTGCGGAGCAGGGTTCAGCGGATCGAGCGTCAACGTCCCGCGAGTGGACGCGCGGATCATCGCGGACTCGGACCACGGACCGAAGCCAGGCTCCACAAGGCCACGAGTGGCGACCTGCCACTGGTAGACCGCGTTGTTGGGGACGAGACCAGCCGGAACCGTGTACGACGAGGTACCGGACTCGACCACCGCTGAGGTCGTCCAGGTCTGACCGTTGTCGGAACTGAAGCGAAGCTGGAACGCCGACTGCGGAACGTTGTCCGTGCCGGGGTTGTGCGTCCAGCTCAACTGGGTGTGGCCGTTGGCAAGGTCGTTGCCCTGGTACGGCAGGTACGGGTAGAGGTTGGTCGGAGCCAGCGGAGCGACACCGCTGGAGATCAGGTTGGACAGCGTTGCCGTGGAGGACAGCCCGTTGTTCTGGACCACCGCAGAGACCCGGTACTGGATGGAACCGGAAGCAGGCGGTGACGGGTCGATCCACTGCGAGGCGTCGAGGTTCGAGGCAACAACGGTCCACGCAGCGCCGTTGACGCTACGCTCGACCTTCTGCCCGACACGAGTCCCAGGGTCTGCCTGGTTCGTGGTGTAGTTGTTCCGAGTCCAGGTGACGGTGACGGACGAGCCGGAACCCGAAGGAGTCGCCACCACGTTGCTCGGGGCGGCGGGGGTCATCCAGGTCAGCGCAGGAACCCCAGCAACCCACGCGGAGGAACCGTTGGTGTTGTTCGCCCTGATCTGGTACTTGTAGATGCGGTTCGGCTGGGTTCCGGTCGTGACCAGACTCGTCACACTTGGAGCAGGCGTTGCGATGGTGGCGAACGCGCCCCAACCGTTCAGGTACTCCGCTCGCTGGACAGTCAACGAGGTGTAGGGCTTCTCCAGCGTGGAGTGGTTGACCCAGGCAAGGTTGACCTGCTCATCCGAAACCCTCGTGACCGTGAAGCCGGTCGGCGGATCAGGCACACCGCCAGGGCGTTGCGGGAACGTCGCGGTGACCGTCACCGTGGGGGTGACACCGTTGAACGCTCCGCTGATGGTCGCAGAGAACGTTCGAGTGGAGCCACCCCCCGCAGGAGGGTAGGTGTAGGAGTAGGTCTTGGTGTCGCGGAGGACGGCACCGGTACCGGAGTTGTTCGTGAAGTTCGTCGGAGCAGGCTGAGTCGCCCACGTCCCGCCGTAGTTCAGCGTCTGGCTGTCGTTGTACGCTGCCTGGTTCTCGGTGTAGACCTTGAACGTTGCGACACACGACGTCGAGGCAGAAGTTACCGTCGAGTAGAGGATGTCCACGCCGACGCGCATTCCGTTGGAGCCTGACGTACTCCACGACCCCCACTGGATTGCCAAATCACTCACCCCTTTCCGGCGAGGTCACCACTCACGCGGCAACGGAACCACTGCGAAGGACACGACGGGAGTTCAGCCGAGCGTCCTTGACCATCCCGATGAAGTCCTCGATGTCCTTGAGTTCCTTCAGCGTCCGAGCACTTGCGTTGATCGTGACGTTGAACGTCTCGTTCACCGTAGCCGCTGGAACGTTCTTCGGCATGTCCGCGCTGACCTTGATCGGTCGCGGAGCAGCCTGGACCTTGGGAGCCGCCAGGGTGATGGCGTTCTGGAGACCCCGAAGCCCGCCACCGCCAGCGGAGCTGAACAGGCCGCTACCGGCACTCGCCGCTCGACCCAGGGCTTCCCCAGCGTCTGCGGCAGGACCGCCACCTGCTCCGGGCTCAAGGCTCTGCTTACCCCAGTTGAACGGCCACGGGAGCTTCGGCAGCGCAGGGAGCCGGATCGGCGGAATCGTGAGC